GTGTAGCAGCATCATTAGGTCATTGCCATGTGGCATTTGGCGCTAATCCAACGGCTTCTATTACTACAAGCGTAATGATTCCAAAGAATAGCGTAGAGTTCTTTAAGGTTACTGCCGGCAATAAGATGGCTTACATAAAAGATGCAGCAACTTCAGCATCAACGGTATGCGTAACTGAATTAGCTTAATGAATGACCATTGGTTTATTATTCTATTAGCTGTAATCGCTAACATTACACTCGTTATTAACGCAATACATCATTGGTAGAATATGGCTGGACTACTAGACAACAATATATTTAGCAATATGTCAGCTTGGGATAAGACCAAGACATTGGCATCCGGTTACGGTGGTGCGCTATTGCAGTCTGTACTACATCCTATTGAGCATTGGAATCATAGTGGCTATCCTAGCGAACTAAGTGATTCATTGGTACAAAAGAATCCAGAAGTGGGATTTCAACGATATGATCGGACACCATTAGATGCTGCAATTAATTACGGTGGGGCTTATCAGTACGCAACTTCTCCTACGGTATCGTATGATGATGCTGCTAACCGAGCAAAGGCATACCAGCTTACCGGTTACTTAGTAGATGGAATGCTAGGCAATAAAGACCGCCAAGTAGATGCTGTAAAAGATTACGAAGAAAACTTAGCCGGCATTAAGCAAGCTATAGCCGATAAGAAAGTAAACTCAGTAATGAATGAAGACAAGATTCGCCAGATGTCAGCCAAGTACGGTAAACAGAAAGCAACGGCAAGACCGCAATACTAATTTTAACAACTGGGTGACCAACCGTTAGGAGTCACAACAAAATGACAGACGAAAAAGCAGCACAATTAGCAGCAGCCAGAGAAAAGGCAGCAGAAGCGAATAAGAACAATTCTCATTCAAGTAAAATCAATAGGTTGATGAACGATACTCTGAGAAGGGTATTAATACAAGATGAGGCATTAAGGGCTAGAACTATCACAGAGGCTCTAGTGACTAAAGCAGAAGAAGGTGACGTATCAGCCATTAAAGAAGTCTTTGACAGAATGGATGGCAAGGTAGTCCAAGAGAACAAAATAAGCGGTGATGCTGATGCACCATTGCTGATACAAGTGGTAACGGGTATAGATGACAACTACTAACCCGATTGATCTAGGCTACAAGCCTCGGTTACCACAGAAAGAGATACACAAGGCAGTAAGAGAGAATCGTTTTGTTGTAGCTGTAGCGCATCGTAGGATGGGTAAAACTGTTTCTGATATAGTGCAATTGATTCATTCTGCATTACAGAACGGACAGAAGAACCCAAGGTACGCTTACATAGCACCTACTTATTCACAGGCTAAAAGGGTCGCATGGGATTACCTTACAGAATACACTCGCTCACTTGGTGGTACTGCAAACATCGCAGAGCTAAGAGTGGACTTTCTGGGAAGACGGATCAGCCTGTACGGTAGTGAAAACGGTGATAGCTTACGTGGTCAATACTTTGATGGTGTTGTACTAGATGAGATAGGTGACCAAGACCCAAAGATTTGGAACGAGATAATTAGACCGGCTCTTGCAGATCGCAAGGGTTTTTGCCTCATGATTGGCACTCCGAAAGGGAAAAATCATTTCTCCGAATTTAAGGATAGAGCGCAGGTTACAGAAGGTTGGAAGTTCTTAGAGTTTAAGGCTAGTGATACAAATATCCTAGAGCCGTCAGAGTTAGCAAGCGCACGTAATGAGATGGGCGATGACAAATACCGCCAAGAGTTTGAGTGTAGCTTTGATGCACCAGTAGAAGGTGCTTACTACGGTAAGTTACTAATGGATGCCGACAACGAGAACAGAGTAACTAAAGTTCCTAAAGACGGTTTAGCTAAACTTGTATGTAGCTGGGACTTAGGCGTAAGTGATTCAACCTGTATTTGGGTAGCTCAGATAGTCGGCAAAGAGATACAACTAGTAGACTGTACTGAGAACCACGGAGTCGGACTAGATTACTATGTTAGCTGGTTACGTGATAATGGTTATGACAAGGGTCAGCAGATTCTTCCGCACGATGTAAAAGTCAGAGAGATGACTACAGGTCGCAGCCGGTTAGAAGTCTTAATGGAAGCTGGACTAGATGTAACAGTTGCACCAAGCCTATCTATAGCAGATGGCATTCAAGCAGTTAGACGTATGCTGCCTAGATGCTGGTTTGACATAGAAGGCACAAAGAACGGTCTAGTAGCATTACGTAACTATAGACGTGAGTTTAACGAGAAGCAGAATGTGTTTTACGATAAGCCAGTACACGACTGGTCATCACACTTTGCAGACTCTTTTAGGTATTTAGCAATAGGGTTAGTAGAAGCAGACACAACGTGGTCACAACCATTACAACAAAATAAGGCATGGGTCGTATGATGAACCAAGAAGAATTAAAGGCACTTGTTGCTGATGAAATCAATAACGCTATTGGCTACTTAGAGTCAGATACGGTTCAAGCTCGTGCCGATGCAATGAGCTACTACTTCCGTGACAAATACGGTACTGAGGTAGAAGGTCGCAGCCAAGTAGTTACCGGTGAGGTAGCAGAGGCAGTAGATGGTGCATTACCTCAACTGATCCGTGTATTCACGTCATGCGAAGACGCTGTGCGTTTTGAGGCTACCAAAGACGGTGAAGAGCCACTAGCAGACCAAGCAAGTGACATGGCAAACTGGGTGTTTTATAAAGACAACGATGGCTTCTTAATCTTGCACAATTGGTTCAAGGATGCATTACTACAGAAGGTTGGTGTAGTTAAAGCCTACTGGGAAGAAAAGAAAGACACAATCAAAGAGAAGTACAAAGGCTTAACCGATGACGAGTTAGCCATGATTATGCAGACTGGCGAGTGGGAAATCGTCAAGAAAGTGACCGATGTAGTCATTGGCATTGATGGTATGCCTTACAACACCCACAACATTACAATCCAAAAGATAAACGATGAGAGTCGTATCGCCATTGAGAATGTCCCACCAGAGGAGTTCTTAATCAGTAAACGTGCTAAGACCATTGAAGACTCACCATTCACAGCACACCGTAGAATGATTGCCCGTGGTGACTTGATTGCTATGGGTTACGAGAAGTCTATCGTAGACACAATCCCAGCTAATGACCGTTTAGAGTACGCACCAGAGCGCCTAGCTCGCTTTGGTCGTGATGAATTGCCTGACTATACACAGTCCAGCGACCTATCAATGGAAGAAGTTGAGATATTTGAGTGCTACATCAAGGTAGATACAAACGACAACGGCTTATTAGAGCTACGCAGGGTTATCCTAGGCGGTGAAACAATACTGTCTAATGAAGAATGCGACTACGTGCCATTCCACTCTGTATGCCCAATTCCTATTCCACACAAGTTCTTTGGTCAGTCACTAGCAGACCGCACAATGGACTTGCAACTAACCAAGTCTACGATTCTAAGACAGATGCTAGACAACTTGTACCTAACTAATAACGCACGAGTAACTGCCGTAGAAGGACAAGTAAACCTAGATGACTTACTAACGTCTACTGCCGGTGGTGTTATCCGTGTTAAGAATCCTCAAGCAGTTAACCAACTAACAGTAGCAAACACAGCCGGTCAGTCATTCCCTATGATGGAATACTTGGATGGTGTACAGGCTAAACGTACCGGTGTTAGTGACCTACAGCAAGGTCTTGATGCTAACGTGCTTCAGAACACTACAGCAACAGCCGTGGCAGCCATGATGCAACAGTCAGCAGGTAAGCTAGAGCTAATGGCTCGTATCTTTGCTGAAACAGGTGTTAAATCATTATTCCGTGGCATCTTGCACTTACTATGCAAATACCAAAACCAAGCTAAGACAATCCGTATGCGTGGCAAATGGATATCTTATGACCCACGTGAATGGTCTAACCTATACGATGTATCAATCAACGTAGGCTTGGGTAACGGTAACCGCCAAGAACAGATTGCTATGCTGCAAATGATTATGGCTAAACAGGAAGAAATCATCGGCAAGTACGGTGCTAACAATCCATTGGTGACTGTAACGCAATACCGCAGCACACTTGGTCGCATGATTGAGATGGCTGGATTTAAAGACACCACATCATTCATTAATGACATTACGCCAGAGGTTGAACAGCAAATAATGCAGCAAGCAAGTCAACCACCTGCTGATCCTACGTCTGAAGCAGCACAGTTATATGCCAAGGTAGAGGCAGATAAGGCACAACTTACTGCACAAACTAACCAAGCCAAGCTACAACTAGACCGTGAACAAATGCAAGTAGATAACGCTCGTAAAGAGCTAGAGATGCAACAACAGCAAATGAAAATGGAAGGTGACTACCGTATCAAGGAAGCCGAACTTCAACTTAAACAGATGGAGTTGGAGATGAAGTCACAGGCAACAGACGGTAAACTACAGACAGAACAGCTTAACGCTATTATGTCAGCCATCACTAGCTTGAATGAAATGGTAAAAGGTGGTATAAAGGCTGAACCACAAGATATGGAAGATTACGGTGTATAATACACAAGATATAGGGTTAAAATGACTAGATCAGAGTGGGCAAACAATATGCTCCAAGACCAAAACTTCTTGGATGTATTTAAAGAGATGGAAGATTTACAAATGCTGCGGTGGGCTAATTCACCGCTTTACGATTACGATGAGCGACAAGAGGCTTACACAAAGCTAACTGCTGTCCGTGAAGTAATGGCTCATATAGTGGGCATGGCAGATGACCGCAAGATTAATGCCAAACGCTGGAAGATTTTATAGTATCTATAAAACGTGGCTAGGCGCACTAGCATATGGAGATTCAAATGACTACCGACACCAACCCTAACGGGAGTGACACACAAAGCAATGGCACTATCAATGAAGCAACAAACGCATTCTTAGGTTTAATGGGCGGTGACGAAGCACCCGAAGAAGGGCAAGCAGAAGCACAACCAGAGCAAGAGAATGACGAAGGTGGTAACGAGCAAGAAGTTGAGCAAGAAGAAGTTAGCTCAGAGGAGTCTGAACCAGACCAAGACGAACAACGGTTTCAAGTTAAAGTCGCAGGCGAGGATAAAGAACTAACCTTAACTGAACTAAAATCACTAGCGCAACAAGGTGCAGATTACACTAAAAAGACGCAACAAGTAGCAGAGCAACGAAAAGCAGTAGAGGCTGAACAAAAAGCTATTGAAGAAGCCAAATATATGCGTGATGCTTATGCAGAACGGTTGCAAGCAATGGAGCAGTTACTGAATGCTCAACAACCAGTAGAGGATTTAGAGTATCTAAAAGAATCCGACCCTATCGGTTACGCTGTACGAGTGGCAGAGATGTCGCAGAATAAAGAGAAGTTATACGCAATACAAGCTGAAAGACAACGCATTGCAGAACTGCAACAAGCGGAGCAACAGCAAGGAATGCAACAATACCTATCTCAGCAGGCTGCCGTATTATCTGAATCACTACCGGAATATAGC